GGCAATTTCTCTATCTGGAGTATTTATGTCTAAGACTTATACTTTGCGTCTTTCTTGTGGTGAGTACCTCCTTACTCAGGAAGTACCTCAAGCTTGTCGGTTCCTGTTTCGAGTAAGTAATCTTCCTTCTCCATTTGGAGAGGGAGGATCTTACATTGGGCAGTATTCGGCATCTTGTCGCCTAGAGGGTAACCTCTGTTTCAATCAAGGAATCGATTCTCAGGTGTGTCGCCATAGCCTTCTAATTTCGGAACTTCATGATCCGGAAGCAGGGACTGTGGTGAATTTCTTCTGGAATCAACTCTTTGAGTTTGTCAGAAATTTTGTGACAAACGGAGACGCGTTTCAGTTAGAGATTCATTGCGAAGGAGAAAAGAGTGAACGACTTGGCGAAAACTTTGCTGAGCGCTTTACTCGTCTTGATCGTGACTTTGGTTACGATCATAGCGATGAAAGAGGTCTATGAGGGATACGCCTTGCGTTCCCTCATCAGGGCAACTTCCAAAGGAAGTTGCTCTGGAGACAACCCTGACCCTATGCAAGTCCCTTCTCCAGGAACTTGATTCAGCTAGGTCCCTCTCTATCTTTCTCTTAATTGAGAATAAGGAGTGGGATCAGCTGGCCCAAGGCTTGGAGATTAAAGCAGAGTGGTATAACGATCCTGAAAGTTTCTTTCGAGATTATCAAGCCACTAAGCTTCTGATGAAGGCAGATTTTCTGCCAACATCTTTTGACCGGCGTGAGTCAGCGCTCGTGAGGTTCGAGAGCGCGGAGTCTCAGTGTACAGAGACGAATAGGAGATGGCGATCTTGGTATGTGGATGGGCGGGTTTTACCCGATCCCGTCGTCGATCGTATCCTTTCGGATACGCGGCGTCATATCCATATGATCCTCGGTCGCTTTCCCTCCTCTCGCCTTCTGGACAACTGTAGGTGGGGCCCCGGTGCTACAACTAGCATTCGGAACCCCCGTACTTCGGTGTACGAAAAGTACCTTGAGCCCATAACGGGTTCAGGCCCTTGCCTATCGCTATTTGGTCCACTTGTGGACGAGATAACGCTTTGGAAATCCTTTCAACGGGGTTTCTTTAGCGTGCGATCCGGCAATAAGGTCGTTTTAGTACCCAAGGATGCGAAGACCGAAAGGTCTATCGCCGCGGAACCTTCGTTCGATAGTTTCATTCAGCTAGGGATCGGCCGTTTAATGAGAGAGAGATTACTCCGTTTCGGAGTTGATCTCAATTCTCAAGAGACGAACCGCGATCTAGCTCGCTACGGATCCCTTACGGGAAAAGTTGCGACCTTGGATCTATCGATGGCGTCTGACACAGCTGCTAAAGCCGTAGTCGACCTATTGTTTCCAACCGACTGGTTGGTTGCAATGAAGGCCTGCCGCAGCACCCATTGGCGAATGGGTGAGAGGTCTGGAGAGTATTCCAAATTCTCTTCAATGGGAAATGGATATACTTTCGAGATGGAAACCTTGATGTTCTATGCGGTGGCGCGAGCCGTCGCTGAATACCTTGGTCTCCCGGGCTGGGAGGTTACAGCTTTCGGAGACGATCTTACGATCGGATCTGAGGGCTATGAGCTCCTAAGCCGCTCTTTGTCTGCCATGGGGTTCACGTGTAATGCTTCGAAGTCTTTCAACGACGGAGTATTTCGTGAGTCCTGTGGTAAAGACTACTTCCTTGGCACTAATGTGCGTCCTTACTTCGTAAAGACGCTGCTTCGTGACGTTCATGAGCTTATGAAATTCCACAATGGGATTCTCAAAACGCTCTTGCCCGCGACGAGGACCGCAGCCAAAGCACTGCGCCTCGCCGCTCCGAAAGACCGTATTTTTGGTCCGTCGGTATTGGGTGATACGGTCTTCTACTCGAGTTTCCCGAGGGGTGAGTTCCAACTCGCTTCCAAGAGATACCCGATGTTTGAAGGCTATATCGTTCGTCATTGGGTATTTAGGCCCGAACGAGAGAAGGTCAAGTTTCTTGAGCCAGCTCTCTTGGCATCTCTTTATTCCAATAAAGAGTCGCCTACTTTGGGTCTATCTACTCTACGCAAACGCGGCACCTGTGTAACCAGGGCAGCACTGGTCCCTAGCTGGGACTAGCGCCGACCTTCCGCTAAAAGCGGAGGTCTTTTCCTCTTATTAGAGGTG